CCAGCCCCAGCTCCAACACCAGAAACAATGGTGCTGAACAGCCCAAGGCCAGCGTCAGCAATGCCACCGTAAATATATTGAGCGCCAGTGGGGCCACCGGGGTAAAAAGCCATCTCTGGCATCATAGTTGCCACGCCCTGCCCCGTAGCCGCATTTTTAAACATCTGACCAGCGTTGCTTAAATATTCGCCTGCTACATCAAAGCCGTAGTTGCTTAGAGGCTTTTCTTTTTGAGTTGCTGTCGGTGCTACATATCCAACGGGGTCTGCGCGAGGAACCATAGGGTTTTCAGCGTAATAATTAGTTAAATAATCAGCATATGCCTGTGATGGGATGTTCGGGCTTCCATCTTCATTGAATGCACCGTCTGCAAATACTCTTTCAGCCATATCACCACGCCTTACATGACCAGTATCTGGCCTTTGTTTTGGGACCGGGGTTATCACAGTTGTGACGCGCCCTGAAGTTAGATCTGCGGCCCTTCTGCGTTTTCTTGATGGTCATTTTAGGATCGCCAAAGGTCACGCGCTTAATCTTATCACCGTCCGTCACATATACCACAGACTTCTTCTTGCCGTAAGAAGTTTCGCCCTTGGATATGCGGCGTGGGTTGTTCAACTTTACGCTTTTACCTTTGTAGGTTGCCATTACTTCTTGGCCATCTTCTTAGCTGTAGCTGACAAATCCTTCTTATGGACTAGGAACTTGCTGGAGGCAGTGTGCTTTGCGCCAGACATAACCTTGCCCTTGGCGTCCTTGTGGGTAGCGCCCTTATGCTCTTTGCCGTTTTTAAAGTAATGCTTTACACCTTTAGCCATTACGCTTCTCCATTTTAATCTCAGCGTCTTGACGCTCCATGTCTGCTTCTATTGCAGCATCTTCGATTGCTTCCTCTATGGCATCTTCTTCCCATTGCTCTTCAAAATCATCTGGATCGTTATTTGAAATACCCATTACGCTTTCCTCTTTCTTACTGGTTTCTTTGCGGTCTTAGCCGCAGCCTTAAACGCGCCCTTGGCTGGTGCGCCCTTGGCCCCAACCTTACGCATTTTCTCGCCAGATCCAGCGGCTATGCGCTTTTTCTTTGCTGCGATGTTTCTATATAATGACATTAAATGCCTCCTTCTTTGTTTTCACCCATGCCGCTAAGAGCGCCAAAGCCCCCAAAAGGAACTGACAATACAGCTTTGTTTTTAATGAAGTCACTCAGCATACCCTTGCGCGATAAACCACGCTCACCAGCTCGCTTGTCGAGGTTTTTTCTAAACAACTGCATGAACGTGCCTTGGCTTTCGTCAGCCAGACCAGTGATGTCTCCAGCGCCCATCCACAGGCTCGCTTGAAACTGTGCGGGGGTCATATCGTACTTAGACGCCACACGGTTGGCCATGTTCTCATATGCACCATATTCGTTGGCTTTGGGTGTGTCTGACCACGCAGTCGGGATCTCTTGAAATGGAGAGGTGTCCTTGATGTGGCCGTCCTTCCACGCCTTGAACAAGTTGATCTCAGACATTTCCTTGCCGTTGACCATGCGCGTGGATGTGTATTTCTTGATTTTTCTGGGGCCAATGACTTCGGCAGCAATTCTTGCGTTGTCACCACTGAGCTTGGCTTGGGCGCTCAAGAAGTCACCACCGCCGTCAGCCATAGCCAACATCCGCATAAAGTGCATGTCAGCCGCAATGTTTGTGTCATCTCCAAGCAAGTCATTGCCGAAGCCCTTAACCTTTGGGTTTGCCTGTAGCCACTTGGTGCGAGCCGCTCCAGTTAGCTCCTCTGGAACCTCGCGCTCCCATAAGCCCATCTCTCTGTTGACCACATTGCCAGCTTGGTTGCGCTGCTTGATGTGGCCATAATTGAAATCGTCTGGAATATTTGCTGGCTCAACGCCCAGCTCTTTTGCGGCAGCAAGTGGTGTGATGCCTTCATCCTTCACCATCTGAGCCACTCTTATGCGATCTTCTGGAGCAATAGCCCGGTACAGACTAGCAAAACGAATGTTCTGAGGAACTTTAGAGCCAGTGGATGTGGTTCCGATCAGCTCCATGTATTCGCGCCACTGCTTGTCGCCCTCTACTTCACCAAGACTTCCAACCATCCAGTCGCGCAGCTCTTCAGTGTTGTACCAGTCAGGACCGCCCAGCTCTTTGCCCTTTGCTATATAGTTATCAAAGACAGCGTTTATCGGGTTGTCTTGATCAGCTATAGCCAGCTCTAGGCGCTGCATCCGCTCAGTTGTTTTTGCTGGCTCATAGCGAGGATACGGCTCAGTGCGATTTGGAGCTGCGCCACGGTATTCAGGGAAGTAACCTGCGGGATAGTCAACACTCTCAAGTGGATCTATCCGCATGTTTGGCGGGGGCATGTTATCGCCCATAGTCGCAAGACTGCCGATTGGGTTGCCAAGGGCGTCAACCGCAACTTCCTCAACGTCAAGTTTTTTACCTAGATCTGCGCCTGACTTTAAGAGTTTAAGAATACCCGCCATTACTTTTTCTTCTTTTTAGGCTTCTTGCGAACAGCTTTCAGATCAGCGCCAGTAATCTTTTTTGGATTACCTGCAACTGCCGCCAGTTTCTTTTGCTTTGGAGAATATTTGCTATACGGCATATCAGCCTCCCAGAATTTTGTTCATCATCTCATGGACGTTGTTACCGTCGAGCTTCATGACTTTGACTTTGACATCCTTGCCGTGTGGCATCTCCATCATTTCTTCATCGTCGTCATGATAATCCATGTCTTCTTCTTCAACGCCCTCATAATAAGGACCGTCATTTTCGACGCCGTGTAGGCGAAGGCATAAAAGCAAGAAGTTGACCAATTGCTCATCAGTAAGGTCTAAACCTGCCTCAGTGTGAGGAAACCCCATCCTTTTTTCAAAAAGTACGGCATTTTCTTCCATGTTTTCTACATTAACTTCAGCCATGATGGCCTCCTATCGCATTGGACGCGCTTGTGGGCGCATAGATTGCATTGGCGCGGTTGGACGTGCCTGTGGACGTGTTGGGTTAACAAGACCTGCGGCAATTGCATCATCCATGCTCATGACGTTGGACGGGGCGCGAGTAGGAGTAATAGCGCCACTTGATTGCATACCCGCCATTTGACTTGGCGTCATTTGCTCCATGCCACCATCAACTTGGTATGACATACGCTCTTCGTCTGTCATAGCTGCGCCAGTAGTTTCGCGTGGCGTCATGGCCGCCCCAGTGGATTGCCTCATAAGATCTGGGTTTGTACCGCCCTGTGGGAATGAATCCATTTGCTCAACTGGGAACCTGTCCGTAGCGCCAACAACTGCCTCAAACATCTCGCGCTCACGATCACTAAGTGCGCCGCCAGCCTCTATGCGCTGCCCAATCATCATCAATTGCTCTGATGATTCCTGATCCATATCGCCGGGGCGAATGTTTTGCAGGAACTTCATAACCAACTGGTAATCGGGGTTTTGTGTGATGTCTGCCATGTTCTTATCCTTCTGGTTCTTCTTCTGTTGTTTGCGTTGTGGTAACTGTTTCTGTTTGGTTACCCGTTTTTTCTTCAAGGGTTAGTTCTGGGCCTAAGTTAGCAGCGCCAATAAGCTCTGATGCCTCAATGTATTTGCCGTCTGGCGTCTTGTAGTATTCCTTGCCGTCAACGGTAACTTTGCTAAGAAGTTGATCCAAGCTAGTTCCAGAAACATATTTCTGCAACCAAGCAGGTAAGAACTTACCAGATCCACCTTTATAGTATCTGTTGTAGAGTTGATCAGCTAATTCGTCCACAGTTGTAGTTACTACAGTTGTAGTTGAAACTGAATCATTGTCATCTTTTGTTTCTTCTTCTTCTGGCGGATCATCATTAATAACGGTATCTTTTACACAAGAACTTGTGGACTCATTATATGAATATCCTGTGGGGCATTCCGTATCTACAGGAACTTCTATAATTTCAATGATTTCTTCATTAAGGAGGCCATCTTCTACGGCCTCAAAAACAGCTTCTGTAAACACAGTGTTGGTTATAGGAGTGCCATCAATAAACATATAACCACCGCCGGGTGCGCCAACAATCATTTTACTGTCATCACCAGTTTCCAAAAGATGATTTTTGCCCAACTCATTAAGAGTTGCTGCGCCGTTTTCTGGTAAGTTTGTTTCAAATGCTTCACCAGTTACAGTTTCACCATTTAAATTAACATAAGAACCAGTTTCTGCTAAATCTTTACTCATGTTGTAATCTGCGGCCTTCGGATCAGTTGAGCCATAAAATTGCGTGTTTGCATTTATAGTTGCTGGATCGCTGCCATTATATGGAATAAATAAAGTGCCATCTTCATTATAAGACATTGTGGGTGTTTCGTCATCACTGCCATATATAGGGTCTTTGCCTTGTGCTACTAATGTAGCGTTTATAGCATCGTTATTGTCATTAAGAGCGCCAAAAACTTCAACTCTTGAATTACCCAAATTATCCGTAAAATTTTTGAAAATAGGCGTATTTCCTTGGTTGAATGGATCATCTGGTATCTGCTTCCCACCCAGACTTAACAAGCCAGCAGCTTTCATGCTGTTAGCATATTCTTCATAAGCATTCGCACCTGTTACACTTGTTTCAGTAGTAGCTGGAAGAGCGCCAATGGTAGTGTTGCCGCCAAGAGGATCATAATCTAAGTTATTAAGATTGTTATCTATAGCCTGCCTTCTTTCATCAATGCCATCTTGAAGGTATTGACTGCCTAAATAATTTCCAACCACCCCAAGGTCACCCGGCAATAACAATGGCACAAAAGATGTAAGATATTCAGTCATTGATGGTGGAACGGTTTCAAGATCTTCTGCGGTTTTTATTTTGTAGTTTGCATCTTTGTTAGAAAGACCTGTGGTATCTACAATATTATTGCTGAAATCATCAGCCACGCCGTAAATCGTGTCATCAAAGCCAAATACGTTTTTGGTAGTTCCACCGCCAGCAAGAGATTCACCAGTGCTAGAATTAATTAGCTGACCATTTTCATATTTCGCATTATCAAGTGGGGTAAACCAATTTGCAAGTGTTTCTGTTATAGTGTTCTTTGGCAAGTTACCTTGCCATGTGCCGTTAGCATCCACATAGTATTCTTGGCCATCATAAGATTTTCCGGGTGCTGATAACGTCCTTATCTCAAACTCAGTATTTGCTTCAGAAAGGGCAGTATTAATCGCTGTTGCGTTTTCTGAATCAGAGCCAAAATCAGTTGTAACGCCGCTTGTATCCGTAAAGTTCGTATCGTTAGCAAGCGCATAAGCGGATGAGGTAGAGCCATCACCAACCCGTCTGTCTGCTACAGCAGACATCGTATCAAGCACTGGATTATCAGGATCGGTGTAGTCGTTATAGAAAACAGTTGGAGCAGGAGCGTTGTTTTCTCTCGCCGTAACCACAGGGGTTGTAACCACAGGGGCCACATATGCTGACGTATTATTATTAGTCACAACAGGCGTTGCTGTGGTTGTGGGTGTTCCGCTAAACCAACTTGTAACTTTATCTTTAGCTTTTGATACGGACTCTGAAAAAGAAGGGCCACTAGATGAGTGGAACCAATAAGCAGGCACACCGCCCGGTCCCTCAAACGCAGGCATTCCACCGCGCTGGCTCTGTATCATAGCCTCTTCCTGCGGGTTAATATACGCCAGCATGTGAGGCTGGCCCATTATTTCCGTCTGACGTGGAGCGCCATTAGCAACACTGCTCAATGCGCCCATGCCTGCATCTGGGTAGGATGGCTCTGGTTGAGGTGCAGCCATCATGTTCTGAGGTTGCTGGTTTTGCTGCACAATCGCGTTTACGCGGTCCATAAAAGTATTCATCACGCCCTCATAGGTGGTTGTTGCATTGGTGGCTGTTGTGGCTGTTGTGGCTGTGGCTGTGGCATCATCGCCTCTGTAATAGCGCCCAGCGCACCGGGTTCACCCCCGCCCATACGCCGCTTGATCTCCATCACCTTGTCGATCAGGTACTTATTCATATCCATTGGTGGCTGGCCCTGCGGCCCACCCTGTGGCTGTGGTGGTGGTGGTGGTGGTCCGCCCTGCGGCCCCTGCGGCAAGCCGCCAAAAGCTGTTGGGTCGATTGGAGGTAGATTATAGTATTGTGGGGGGTACATTTTTCATGGCCTCCATCTGGATCTTAGCTGCATTTTTCTCACGCTCTAGCTGCAATTCTGCCTCCAGCTTCATGATTTTGGCCTGCATGTCAGCCTGCGCCTTGGCAGCGTCGATCTCCATGTCCTGACGGGCTTCAGCCTGCTTGATCTCAATGCTTGACTTGGCCTTGGCTTGATCAGCTTGGATCTGGGCTTGAGTACGGGCTTTAAGCGCCTCTGTCTCCAGTTTAGCCAGCTCCTGTGCATATTGCAGCGGATTACCCTGCTGTCCTTGACCGCCACCCATGCCTGCTAGTGCTTGGATTTGCTTCATCTGAGGAGCTGCCGCAACAACTTGTGCCGCGCGCTGGCTAATCAGCAGATCCATCTCTGGGTCAACCGCACCAAACTTAAAGTCTGGATCTCTGAAGTTTGGCATTGGCGGCATTTCCATCTGGATGCTTGCCTCCATGCGCTGACGATACAGAAGCGCGATATGCTCTGCGATGTGGGCGATTAACACTGGCTGCATTTGCTTCGCGCCGGGGTTTCCAGCCAAGGACGGATCTTGCATAAACTGCATGTGAACCGCGATGTGGGCCTCATGATCTTGCTCTGGGAAAGCGCGTATTGGCTTGCCATACAGGACGCTCATGTTCTCATCGATTGGGTCCATCTGAACTGCCTCTTCAGGCTTCTTCAGGATCTCATCAATGTTGGGTATGCGGATCGCCTCGTACATACGCTTGTACGCTTGGTATAGGTCATGGAGCTGCGGAGCTGATCGCGCCATTTCCAAGACAGCTTGAGCCTGCGCGATGCGCTGGGCTGTCGAGAAGATGTTAGGATCAGACACTGGAACAATGTCAATCCTATCATCAAAGTCGGTACGATAGATAATCTCCGCAGCTCCAGCCTGCGAAAAGCTGAACTCGTCTGGGAGATTTTCGGCGTTCAGCCCCGCAAGGAGTTTAAACTCTTGGCCCTGCGCGTAGTGAAGTCGCTTGTGGATTGCGCTAAACGCCTTCGATCCCTGCTCAATCAG